TAATTCAATTATTTAATGCAACTATAGAGACTGTAGAAGATAATCTAACAAGGTGGGAAGAAAGAGTAGAAGAATTTAATAACACAGTAACTGCGTTTGAAGAAGAGGTTGTAACTTGGACGGAGATATATGGTTACGATACAATGCCTTTATATGAAGAAACTGAAGATGGTGGTTACGAACAAGTTGTTGATGAATTTGGTCAATTACTATATAGAGAACCACATCCATTGTATGATTGGTTTACTGGAGCTGTATCTTCAGGTCAGATATCACAAAATCAATTAAACGATTATCAAGCTTGGTTGGATAGTGGTAGAACAATCTCACCATTTGCTGTAGCAGAATTTCCACCACCACCATTTCAACAAGAAATACCAGAACCAAAAGCTAATGGTTGTACCGATGATAGAGCTTGGAATTGGTGGCCACTAGCTGTTAGTGAAGACCCAAACGACCCATGTTTATATATACCTAAATATGCTGTAAGTGTTTTATGGCAGTGGGGTGATGGAAGTTGGAATGAACAAATATTAGAACCAGGTTTTATGGAGCCTATGGAACATATATTTGAACAACCTGGTATATATACAACAAATATTTTTGTAAAGTATGCAGATGGTGATGTTGATGGTTTTGAAAAACAAATAGCTGTAAGGTCAGAACCACAAGTAGTACGTAACTTGTGGGAATGGGGTGATGGTGAATTTGACGAAGTAGAAGGAGTATCAGAAGTACCAGGTCATATTTATAAAACTTCTGGACTATATCAAGTAGTTGTTACAACGTTGTGGTCTGATGGAATAGACACATATACACAAATAACAACCAAAGAAGTTCAAATATTACCAAATGATGCGGCTGAACTTGTTATTTACGCTCATGGTAAAGAAGAAAACGTTACTGATAAAGAAAATGAGATAACCTTTATTGTCGGAGCTAAAGATAGTGATGGTCAAATTGTTAAACACGAATTTGATTTTGGAGATGGTTCTGATATTGTAGAAATGGATGTTGAATTAGAAGATAAAAAATATTTTGATAATGAAACATTTACACATAAACATAATTATAGAGATGCTGGTCACTATGTAGTTAAAGCTAGTGTTAGAGACAATAGTGATAATATTAGTACAGTTTCTAAACTTATTTACGTTGACGATGTAAAATATGTACCAACTTATGAACCTTATGTAGCACAAATAACAGACGCCGAAGTTATAGATGGTGATAGTTCTGTAATTACTGTAGATAGAAGTTGGGGAGAAGAAGCTTTAGCTAAAGGTCATGTTTGGGGAAATCCTGGTACACCAGCACCAAATGAAGAAGAATTTGGAACTTGGTTAGAAGGTCAAGAGTGGGAGTATCCATTTAGAAGAGCAGAATCTAATTGGAGATTAAAAGAAAAAAGAGATTTAAGAACACTTTTAAATTTAGGTGATAATAGATTTTCATTGATAACAAATTTTAGAAGTGACAAATTTAATTGGAATCAGTATCCACATGCGATGGTTTACAAATTATATGAACCATTACCAGATGGTGTGGAGGAAAAAGCCTTTGTTCATGTATCAAGGGAAATGTTACCATCAGTAAAACAAGACGTTAATTTAATTGATTTTGTAGATGATAAAGTAGATGGTATAGTACTAAGAAATGCTAGTTTTAAACAAGATGTTGTTGCTGACAAAATAGAATTTGAAGCTACAAATTTTAAAACAAGAGAACAAATTATTTCATCTAATTCACAAGTATCTAAAGAACTTGAAAATAAGTTTGTTAGTCAAAGTGATACGAGTATTGAATTAAATCCAGATTTTTCTAATTATGAAAACTTTATAAAGTTTAGTTCTATAAAAAGAAGATATGATAATTTTGAGTACAAAGTAAAAAGAATAGAACATTTTACAAGTGTTAGTCAATCTTATCTTTCTGTTAGTGGTTCACTTAGTGATGTAAAAGCCGCAGAAAGAAACATATTTGATATAAAAAATAATTTTGACCCATTTGAAAAATATTTATACTTTCAATCTTCATCTTACGAATCAAGTTCACTTGGTGAATTTTTTGATACAAGTTGGCCAAAAACAGGTGGAAGTGGAACACTACTTGACCCTTATGTTTTAGCTCCATCAACATCAAGTCAATATTTAAGATGGAAAGCCGGAAATGACACAAGTGCTTCAGATTACGATAATACAAATTTAGATAGATTATTTAACAATTTACCATTACACATAAGAGAAGATAATCAAAACGAAACATTTTTAAAGTTTATTGATATGGTAGGTCATCATTTTGATGAGGTGTGGTTGTATACAAAGTCTTTAACTGATATTAATCATAGAACAAATAGAGTTGACGAGGGATTATCGAGAGACTTAGTACATGAAGTAGCTAAAGCTAGTGGTTGGAAAGTTTATGATGGTAAATCTTTAATTAGTTTACCAGAATATGCACTCGGAGTTGAGGTATCTGGTTCTAATAATGTAGCATTACAAAAGACGGCTCAAACAGAAAGAGATATAACAAGAGAAATTTGGAATCGTATATTAGTTAATATGCCATTTTTCTTAAAATCAAAAGGTACTATAAGAGCATTAAGAGGTTTAGTAAATGTTTATGGACTACCATCTACAATTTTAAGAGTAAGAGAATATGGTGGACCAGTTCTTGGAGAACAAAACCCAGTCTATGAAGTAACTCGTAAGTTTGTAAGGTCATTGAACTTCTTTGGAAATCAAACTGTAGAAACGACATGGGTAAATGATACTAAAACAAGTAGACACCCTGATACCATAGAATTTAGGTTTAGAGCAGTACCAAGTGGTAGTAACCATCAAGTACTTGTTCAGAAAGACGCTGATTGGGCAATTAGATTAGAACCATCTGGTTCAGGTACAGACAATTATGGATATGTATCTTTTGCTATAACTGGTAGTTCTACAACCGCGGCTGTATCATCTTCCGCTTTACCAGTGTTTGATAATGAGTTTTACTCGGTAATGTTAACTCGTATTTCTGCTAGTGGGGAGAACCTTGAAGACGATACTACTACTCGAAATATAAACTACAATTTATTTGTTAAAAAGTATGATGCTACAAGACGTAGAATTTATTTACAATCATCTGCTAGTTTAAATGTAGATGGTAACTCTGGAGGAGCTGCCTCTGGTATGAACAATAGATTCCAAAGAGATGGAGCTGTTCACATTGGTGGTAAATCAACAGAGGAGTTTGGTGGACAATTAACTGGTTCTATGATGGAGTTTAGATATTGGAATAGTGCGTTATCTGAATCACGTTTTGATAATCATGTTAGAGCTCCAAAAGCTTATGATGGTAATCACCCATCAGCTTCTTTTGAAAATTTAGTACTAAGATATCCAATGAACCAAACTATAAATCATGGAACTGGTTCTGTTGATGTTATTGATACAAGTGCTGACCAATCATACATACAATCTGGTAGTGCTAAAAGTTATCCAGATAAAATGAGTTATGGACATACTGAAGATGTAAATGAAATGTTAGTACCACAAATAGGTGGACAGAACAGAAGAGCTACAAAGGTCAGAGTAGAAGAGAATAAATTAATTTATGGAAGTAAACTATCAGTAGATAGTAGAAACGAAGTTAGTGCGTATGATTTAGCTAGTAATGATTCAAATAAACTTGGTGTTTATTTTGCACCAACCGATGTTATCAACGAAGATATAATATTCTCTGTAGGTAACCTTGACATATCAGATTACATTGGTGACCCAAGAGACCAATATAAAACATACTATAGTGGTTTACAACCTATACGTGAAAAGTATTTTCAAAAATATAATTCACCAAATAATTTTTGGGATTATTTGAGAGTATTAAAGTTCTTTGATAAAGCTATATTTGACCAAATGAGAACTTTAGTTCCGGCTAGAGCTAATGCACATTTAGGTACTTTAATTGAAGAAAATATTTTAAGACGTAACAAAGTTAAATTTATGGATTATCCAAAAATAGAGAATCCATACTTTGAAGATTCAATGTCAATAGAAAGAACACTTAGTGGAACAGAAGATTACTATCAAGGATTCACAAGTGAGTCTGTTTTCCCAGCTACTACTGGTACTTCTGATTACTATCAAGGATTTGCTAGTGAATCAATTCATCCAGCATTTAGTGGTACATCTGATTACTATCAAGGTTTCACAAGTGAGTCAGTACATCCAGGTTTAGGTGGTACATCTGATTATTATCAAGGATTTACAAGTGAATCATTAACACCAGCGTTTGGTGGTGAGTACAAAGATACACAAGGACAAATTAGTGAATCTCTATATCCAGCTTTTAGTGGAATTTACAGACTTGAATTATTTGATAATGTTGATATTGGTGGAACTACTATTACGATGAGTGGTAGTTTTGAAGATTTTTCAAATATAGCATTATATGGGCCTAATTCATCAACAACGATAAATACATACGATACATTCTTACAACCATCTTTATATAGTTTTACTAAAAATCAAAGAGGTGATTTAGAATATAGTCAATCATATGTAAAAGCTGGTGGATACTATGGTGGACAAAATGGTAAATCTCTAATGGAAGAAGTAACAGTTCCATTTATTAGTAGTTCAAGACCAAATACATTTCACTTAAAACAAAACTTTTTTTACAACAAGAAAAATAAATTTTATAGAGCTGGTAATATTAACAATAAACAACACCAAAGATTTCATGCTAATTCATCTTCTTTGGATGTTTCAGAAGTATCACCAATTTATGAAAGTACTACAGCCTTACAGAACTTATACTTTAAAGGATGTGTACAAACAGATGAGACAACAATAGATGGAAAGGAAGCGGTTGAAATAACCATCACTTCACCTACTATCTTGACAACGAAACAATCAGGAGATTCAAACTTAACGGTTGAATAATAACACAAAAAACGAAATACATGATATTTATATATGAATCAAAAAGTTATTTTCAAAAAATTGTGATGACGAATATTTATATATAACAAAAAAATTAAAATCACTGGAGACACAAATGGGATTTTTAGACAATTCATCAACAACTGTAGACGCGATTCTAACTAAGAAAGGTCGAGAGTTATTAGCTCGTGGTCGAAATGAATTTAAAATTACTAAATTCGCTTTAGCAGATGACGAAATAGATTATACCTTATGGGATGTAACAAATCCAAATGGTACTAATTTTTATGGTGCGGTAATAGAGAACATGCCACTTCTTGAGGCAATACCTGATGAGAATCAGATGATGAGGTATAAGTTAGTTACTCTACCTAAAAACACAGCCAAGATGCCTATCTTGGAGATGACAACTGCTTCAATGACATTCCAGAAAGCTGGAATCAAACAAGCATTATCACCAAACACAAGAAATGCGTCAGACGCTACTCTTGGATATACTTTTGTTTTACATAATTCAGATGCGTGTAGAATGATGGTATCAGCTGGTGGTGAAGTTTCAGCTCAAGGAGCTACAATACCTACTTTTATTGGTGATGACGATAGAAAAAATTCTATTACTATAGTAGCTAAGTCAGTTGACTTGATAGCTAGAACATTGTCTTCAGATATAACGACACAAGTGACAATAGTTGGAAACGAGACTGGTGCTACAGTTACTGTACCACTTACAGTTAAGGCTGATGTTCCTGTGAACGTAACAAGTAATTAATAGGAGATAAAGAATGGCCAAGATGAAAAAGAAAAAAGGACTATCAACCGCAGAGATTATACAGATAGAAGAAGCTGTAAAGTCTGGTAAAGGAATTGGTGGTTTAGCAGTAGCCTCAAAACTACTCGGTAAAGGAATTGGTAGACCAGCTCCTGTTACTAAACCAAGTATCTATACAATTTTCGACCCAGAAAATGACGTACTTGAAAATATGAAAGAGGCCGTTTCTTCTGTTTTATGGTCAGAGAGTACTTCAAGTTTAACCGCTTACTACACTTCTTCTACACAATCTGCTAGTAGTGGTGAATACTATAGAGACGTTTATAAGAAAGACCCAGCCGATTCAACAGCTCAAGTTCAGTTTGGAATAGCTTATGGTCACTACGCTGGTAGTGGTAGTGCGGCTAGTAGTGGTGATAATGCGGCTACTAAAGCGGTGTACTCACAATTTAGAAATATTTTATTAACACCAAACGATAAGAAATTTACAATGGCTGGTAATGTTGACGCTGACGATTGTTACTTTATTACAATTAATAGAAGTAGGATTCGTGAGAAGGTTGACCCAGGTAATTGGGAATTACAAATAAGTTCAAGTTTAGGTGCGTCTGTTGGAGCTGGTCACACAGTTGGTCACGTTCCAAAACTAATTGACGATAGTGGTGCTACACTCGACCCATCAGTAAATAAAGGTGGTAGGGTATTCAACATTGTTAGTGGTTCTATCGCTAGTGGACAAGCCGAAATCAATACAGCGGCTGCAAGTCAACCAGGTGGTGGACTTGGATTGTTCTATCCAGATTTAGGTATCTTTGTCTTGAGTGCGGCTCAACTTGATGCTTCTGCTTCAATGGGAACAGAAAGAACTGTAACAGGTGCTGAAGATAACGTAAAGAAATTCTTTCAAGGTCTACAAGGTGGAGCTAAATTTCAAGCTCGTAGAGAAGAAAATATTTCTTCTACTCATTACTTTTGTAGAGTAAGGAATAAGAGGTACAATTTTAGTGCTAATCCAACATTCTTTACACAATCTGATGGTTCATTAACTATTCCATCATTTCATAAAGACCCAAAAGTTTACATAACTACTGTCGGTCTATATAATGATGAAAATGAATTGTTAGCTGTAGCTAAACTAAGTAAACCTTTATTGAAATCTTACGCGAGGGAAGCCATTATTAAAGTCAAATTAGACTTCTAATTAACGGAGAGGGTCAACCATGATATTTAAAAATCTCGACCCACAAGATGTTTTAATAACACCCTTTAAGACTTATAAGGATTTCACTTTCACTAATACTGATAGTGGAAGTGGTGTTTACGCAGTAGAGGGTCTCTCAGGTAGTACACACAACTTCGATAAGAATACAGCGACTTCACATTCATTTGGAGTATTCAATTCCGTATCTAAGAGTTTAGGTAAAGACCCATATAGTCTTGGAACTTTTTACAAGATTCCAACCTATTGGGGTATGAGACACTTATATTACAGAGATGGTAGTCAACCATATTATAGTTTTGGTAACACAGATACAAATAAAACCTTTCGTAATCTACATCATAGACTAAGTGTTATATCAGTACCACAAAAATTATATGGAGAACAGATAAAACCTGGTAGTGTTAAGCTAACAGACGATAGTACTTCACAAACTTTTACATTATACGATGATGGTTGTGGTAACTTATACGATAATGCACATTCTGCTAGTTTCGCCGCTTTCAAAAGTAGTAGTTTTAATGATTCTAAATTAGATGCAAATGGTAGTGGTAGTGCCGTAGGTAATGTTTTTTACGAACATGGTATCATAACAATAACAGATACTGGTTCTTATAGTCAAGTTGGTATGGGAACTGGTACAGATGGTTGGGAATTAGATTATAAAGCTACTCATACTATATACGAACATGAATATATGTGTAACATTGGTAAAACAGAGTTCAATCAGAGTATGAATATTAGTATAACTTCTGGTAGAAGTGGTAGTATATCAGTAAAAGAGGGTTCACCAGAAGCTCATAGGGTTTTTGCACCTGGTGACAATCCAAATGGTGGAAGTGGTTCTATTGGAACAAGTTATCAAGCTACAGAATTTGCTATAAATGCAACAACACACTCCGATTTTTCACCATACATAACTACAGTTGGGTTGTATAATGATAAAAATGAATTACTAGCTGTAAGTAAATTAGGTAGACCAATAAAAAGAGATAAAAATGAAGCCTACTCTATACTTGTTAGGTTCGATGTATAGAAAATATCGTAGATTGATATTTATAGTTGTAGAAAAGTCAATAACAGGAGAAAACAGATGTTAAAGAAAATTATATTAGGGATACTACTATCCTCATCTTTGTTCGGTGAAAATGAAATTTGGAAATTTCTAAAATATTCGACTGCTTATGGTAGTTTCAGTTTAAATGCACCACGACATCAAGATGATAGGTTTGCTATTGTTGGTGGATTATCTACAGGTAACTTGGTTGTTGATAGAACTGAAAGAAATTTAAAACCAGATTTTCAAACATCATTTGGATTAAGAAAAATTGGAAGATTTCAATACGAACCAAAACGAGGAATTAAATCTGCTGGTAAAGGTGGAACTTGGTATGATGGTTCAGAGTCAAATTATAATGAAAGTGCTACATTTGGACCTGTAAAAGGTTGGGAATATTTAATTAAATGGACAGAAGGTAGACAATGGGGTAATGAATATCTTAATCAAGAATATTGGGTAAGATATATTGGTGAATGGACAATGGCCAAAATTGGTATGACACAATTAGGACTTGAAGATATCAATTATGTTCATGGTGACATAAGAGTTCATTTAACACCAGATGTTTTAAATAACAAATTACATTTTTCACTTGGATTTAAACACAGACAACATCCTGTATATGGATTTGATGCTATGGTTCTTGATACCACTTGGTATAAAGGACAATGGTGGAATTTTGCTGAAGATGCTTTTGGTATAGATGACAATATGTGGTTTGATTCAACTATGGTTGACCCTGATTCTCCAACAGGTTGGGATAGTAGAACACTTTATGAAGTAGACCCTGTAACAGGTGAACTTAGAGAGATAGAAGGTTCTGGTCCATTTTGGAATGAAGGTGGAGAGTACTGGGGTCACGATTGGTTGTGGAGAGGAGTTGATGGTAAAATATTTGCATATACAGATAGAGAATATTTTATTTACCACTTCCCAAGAATGTTAGAAAAGTATATAGGTGGTGTTAAAAAAGATTTAGGATATCAAAGTGAAACATCATTGGTATTGGGTATTGATTGGTATCACTATGATGAGAGTTGGTGGTTACACGCTTGGGGTAATTGGTTACCTTATCATTATGGACATACAGATTATGCTTATCACAACGCGGCTCATTATGCAACTCATTTAGAAGAAGGTGGTGAACCAAGTGAATTTATGTTTATGAAACCAATGTGGCATGCTTGGAATGATTATGATTTTGGTGCTATCTTTGGTGTAAAACTAAAAGATAATTTAGGTGTCTTTACAGAAGGAAGATATCTTTATTATTGGGAAAGACCAGCTTACGATATTAAGTTTGGTATGAACTATCAGTTCGTGGGGTGGTAAAATAAGTGCCGAACAAAGCAGCCAAACAACGAAAACAAAAGAAAGCGGCACTTAATAAAAAATTGAGTATAGAAGGTCGAACTTCTAAACAATATAAGAAATGGTTAAAAAAGAAAAAAGAAACTGGGAATGTGAATCCAGTATTCGGTAGGAGAAGATAATGATAAAAAGATTATTATTATTTTTCTTGTTGTTTTTTCTTTCTTGTGAAGACAAAGTAGTAGAAGAGCAACAAGTAGAAGAAAATATTCAAATGTTTGTTAATGGTACAGAGATTATAGCTCGTGAATACTACGAGAGTATCACCACATATGGAGCATCTGAAGTACAAGAAGATGGTTCTATAAAAAAGATATTCGTACTACACTTTCAGAGAGAAGATGGAAGAGTTACACCTGAAAAAGAACATTATGCTTTGATTATGTATGACAACAATGGTGCTGATAATGGACAACCTATAGATGAAAAACTATACTTAGGTGGTACACAAATGGATTCATTACTACTACAAACAACAAGTGGTAGAATTACATTGGAGATTGTAGGACTATCTGATTATACAGAGTTCTCACAAGCGTCAATTAGTAAGTATGAAGATGGTTTGGTAAGTGGTATAGCAGATGGTTACTTCTTCAATCCTTATAGAAATGAAATGCAACATGGTATAATTATTTTTGATAACTTAGAAGTAGGTACAGACCCAGAAGCTACATTTTATCAAGGAGTATATTAGTGAGCGATGGAATCAAATTAGGTAAATTGTTATGTGATGCAGATATTATCACAAAAAGACAATTAAACAAGGCTCTACAAGTTCAAGTCAAGGGTGATAAAAGAAGTCTTGGAGAAATTCTTGTAGACATGGGTGTCTGCACATTTGATGATATTACTGATGCTATGTTAAATCATAGTTCTGATACTACGAAACACGAAGAAAAACATGAAGAGATTCATAAAGCACCAGTACCACCTCCGAAACCAGTTCCGTCACCACCACCACCTCCACCACCAGTTCCAGTTCCTGTTCCAGAACCAGTTGTTGAGGAAGTTGAAGAACCAATTGAACTTTCTGAAGACAAAGTTATGGGTACAAAATTTACAATGTCTGTTCAAACATTAGTAGCACTCGTTAGTGTGATAGCCGCAGGTGTTGGTGGTTACTATATGTTACTATCTGAAATAGAAGAAGCTAAACAATTACCAGAACCACCATCAATAGAATCCATATTTGGTGATGAATATCCATCTAAACCTGATGGTCACAATTGGCCACGTTCTTATGAACAATACAAAACACAAGTTGGTGGTCTACAAAAAGATATGGATGATGTATATGAATACATTGAAGAATTTGAAGAAAAAATCGAAGATTTAGAAAAACTCGTAGCTAATCTAAGAGTTGAAGTTGCGAAGAAAAGAGACAAGTAGGAGTTATTTATGCGAAACATATTAGGATTACTATTATTTCTTTCTGTTACATTAGGTCAAGTTAATGATAAAAATTTTAAAGAAACAGTAAATGGTGGTATGGTTGTAGTTATAGTTTCTGCAGAATGGCAGGAACAAGAGTTTGATGAAGATATCATCAAAGGTGTAAAAGGATACCAAGATTGTGAGATTGTAAGAGTTAAAAGTGAAGATGCTCCAAAGGTAGTAAAAAAATTAAGGTTTAGAAATTTTCCATCCGTAGCTTTATTTTATGATGGTTCTAAAAAAGAGACTTGGAAAGCTGATATGGATGGTGAATTAGAAATAGATAACAAAGACATCAAAAATGCTATAGACGATGTTTTAGCAGAAGATGTATTTTAGGAGATAAGTTATGAGTTTTTTAGCAACATTAGGAAAAGCCGCTGGTAGTTTACTTGGTGGTGATGCAATTAAAGACATAGGAAATATAGTAGATGACCTACATACTTCTGGTGAAGAGAAAGCAGAAGCTAAACAAAAGATTACACAGATATTAGCACAAGCTGAACAAGCGGCTCAAGCTCAAGTATCCGCTCGTTGGGAAGCAGATTTAAAACATGGTAGTTGGTTAAGTAAAAACATTAGACCAATCACATTAATTTTTCTTACTGGTGTATTTGTGATACTAAGTGTATTTGATGGTAACATGGGTGAGTTCACAATTGGTGAAGCTTATGTTCCAGTTTATCAAACTCTATTAATGACTGTATATGCGGCTTATTTTGCTGGTCGTTCAATAGAAAAAGTAAAGAAGGTAACAAAGTAAATGGACAATAATTCAATTCTAAAAACTCTGATAGGTGAGGGTAAGGACGACACGATAAATTCCGTTGGTATTTTAGTATTTTATAGAAATAAAATGTTAACTACTCGAAGAAAATCTGGTACATGGTCTATACCAAAAGGACGTATTAAAGAAGGTGAAGAACCTTTGTTAGCAATATCAAGAGAAGTTGTAGAAGAGTTGGGTTTTGCATTACCAAAGATTCCAAGAAAGATTAAAGTGATACCAAAAGAAAATGGTGGTAAACATCATTTGTATGCTGTAGTATTAGATAGAATAGAAACTATTGTTTTGAATCATGAACACACACAATATAGTTGGGAAAATGTTGATAAAGAAAAGGGGTTAACTTTACCACCTAATTTTGATAAAGATATAAAACCAATCTTAGTTGGTATGTTTGGAGTTCAAAATTAATGAGTTTACTATCTGAAATATATGGACTAAAAAAACCAAAGAAAAAACTTCAAACTGAGTTTGTACATCCTGAAATATTATTAGAACGGATGGACTTTCTTGAAATAGCAAAAGGTATTGTCAGAGCGTATAAATTAAAATCAAAGGTTGTATTCAATAGAAGAAAAGGAATAAAAGCAGATTACGTTCCAGAAACTGATACAATTACTATAGAACCAACATCAGACTTCAAAGATTTTATTATGACTGTATTACATGAGATACATCATGCTAAAATGGCACAAAAGATGGGTATAAAAAAATTTGTAAAGAGATATAATCAGGCTGGTCAAATGGCAGCTCATGGTGGATTAGACCCACACGACAATAACAAATGGGAAAGGAAAGCTGAAAGGTTTGCAGAACTCAACATTGATAAGTGGATGAAAAAGTTAAAAAAAGCTTGATTGTTTCTATAAGTAAATACATATATATTATTAATGTATACATAAATGGTTATATATTACCATAACTGGTTTTATTTCATGATTTCTATGCCTAATTTAAAACCAAATGTGATTAACCAGTATACTTAAAATAACTAATAAGTACTAAGTAAACACTAAACAAGTAATTAAAGTTTTTTTATGAACACACGTTCCCGCAAGAACAAAGGCAAAAGACTACAAAATAAAGTCAGAGACTTGTTATTAGAACAATTTAAAGATGTTTTAGAACAAGACGATGTTCGTTCCACTACTATGGGAGAAAGTGGAGAGGACATTCAGTTATCACCCGCCGCTAGAAAGTTGATACCATATGCTATCGAATGTAAAAATCAAGAGTCTTTATCTATATGGAAAGCTTTAGAACAAGCAGAAAATAATTCGAATGGTTACGAACCATTGTTGATATTTAAAAGAAACAGAAGTAAGACATATGTCACTATGGACATAAAAGAATTTCTAAGGTTATTGAGTGAATCAAAAAATAGTTAATCTACTAAATAGAGTCTTAAAGACAAGTGGTAGAAAGTTAAAAAAGACCGATGAGTATATGTTTTGGTCACCTTTCGTAGCTCACCACAAACCAAAATTACAAATAAATGTAAAAACTGGTAAGTGGCATTGTTGGGTAAGTAATGAAGGTGGTCATAATCTATTTCAGTTATTTAAGAAAGCAAAAGCTACTCATGACCAAATGGATGAATTATCCAAATTGGTTGGTAAACCCAAATACAGACGCGATGATAGTGAAACAACAAAAAAAGAAGTCGTTAAATTACCAAGAGGTGTTCTTTCGTTAGCTGTAAAACATCCATCTCCAGTATATAAACAAGCAATGAACTATCTATTTTCAAGAGGTATTACTGGTGATGACATATTAAGATATAATATGGGATATTGTGAAGAAGGGCCTTACGCTAATAGAATCATAGTTCCATCTTACGATAAAAATGGGTCGTTAAATTTTTTTGTTGGTAGAGATATCTACCAAAGTAAGTTAAAGTACAAAAATCCACCAGTGTCTAAGGACGTAATTGGATTCGAATTGTTTATAAATTGGGATGAACCAATAATATTATGTGAGGGAGTATTCGATGCTATAGCTATAAAACGTAATGCTATACCACTTTTTGGTAAAACCATACAATCAAAGTTAGAAAAAGAAATATATAAACAAGGTGTTAAGAAAATTTACGTTGTGTTAGACGAGGACGCTAAAAAAGATGCTTTAAAAATTACATCTAAACTAATGGAAAATGGTATAAATGTATATTTTGTTCATATAAAGGACAAAGACCCATCAGATATAGGTTTTAAAGATATGACACAAAAAATAAAAAGTACAAGACAAATGAATTTAAGGTCTTTTTTAGCAAACAAATTATTCACCAAGAAAAAGAAGTTCATTGATATATGATAAAAACAGAAATCAAACCATTTGATAAATTAAAATACATTCACCACATTTCAGACATACAAATTCGTAATCTGAAGAGACATAAAGAGTACGAAGAATGTTTTGAACGTACTTATGAAGAGATTCGTAAGTATAAAGACAATGCAGTTGCTTATATTGCAGGTGATATAGCACATTCCAAAACAGAAATGTCACCAGAGTTGGTAGACCAATTATCAAGGTTATTCAAAAACCTATCTGATATAGTTCCAACGATTATTATAGCTGGTAACCACGATTGTAATCTAAACAATCGTTCAAGAATGGATGTTTTAACACCAATTGTCCAAAATTTAAATCACCCAAACTTACATTATTTTAAAGATAGTGGTATTTACAAAGTAGCTGACGTTTCATTTGTTGTGTGGGATTGTTGGTCAAAAGAAGATGAGTTTATAACTTCAGACCAAGTTG